AACGGGGACTAAGACTCTGCCTGTGGTGCTGGGCTATGGTGCAGGTGCTACTGCTGCATCTGCCGAATCTATGCTGTTTATCAAATCCGCTAACATGATTCGGGTGAAGCTCAACGAGTTCTACAGCCGTATCCTGACTATAGCTACCCGCTTGATGGGTGAAGATTGCTACGTGGAGTTCAAGTACGCTCAGATCGATCTGCGTCCTGATTCCGAGCTAGAAGCCTACAAAGCTATGAAGCAATCTAGGATTTTGGAACTCCTGTCCTTGGGCTTGGTTACCGATGAAGAGGCTTCGATAGAGTTGACCGGGAATCTGCCACCACAAGGATACAAGCCCTTGATGGGCACGATGTTCAAAGCTGGTACTGGTGCATCAAAGGGTGCGGAACAGCCCGGCACAGCCAGTTCTGGCACGTCCAATATGTCTCAGGGCAAGCCTGACACTCCAGCCGCACCGAAGTCTGCTCCAAAAGCTGATACGGAGAACCTGATGCAAGCGCATAGGGATTCTTTGAGTGCTGTACAGGATATGGCATACACTATGTCTCGGCAGGCTACCAAACCTGTAGAAGTCAGCGTTGCTCCTACAGAACTGCACCTTACTATTGCACAAGAAGCCTCTAAACCTACCAAAACCGTCCGTATAAATCGTGGCGAAGATGGTAAAGTTACAGGCATGGAGGTCATAAATGGCGATTGAAACGTGCCTTACTACGGCTGGTAGGCTGGCCTTCCTGCAAGGGAAGATCAAGCCTGACCATGTGTTTAAGATCGCTCTGTACAAGAAAACAGCGAATCTGGGCAAGAAGACTAAGGCATACACCAAGACTGGTGAGGTAACTGCTAACGGCTACATGGCCTTGCAGCTATCTGCCCCTGTCTTCTCTTCTAATGAGGACGAAGAGGCCATCATGGACTTTCCCGGTGATGTAGTATGGGACAATGTGTCTATTGCTGCAGACGGATGCCTGATATATGACGAGACCTTGGATGGGTTAGCTATTGCGGTAGGTTCTTTTGGCGGTACGGTGACTAGCACGAACGATAAGTTCAAGCTGGAACCTTCAGCAGACTTGATTAAGTTCATATGAAGTATTTGGTTATATTCCTGTTCATCGGCAGTGCCTATGCCGAACTGCCTAAACCCGGCACACCAGAAGCTATAGCTGATCTGCGTTATTGCGGTGAGCCAGCTAGGGATGCTAAGGGTAAGATCAAGCGCAGTCAGACTGTACTACGGCACTTCGTCAAAGTGTTTCCATGTCCAGCAAACCTTGAGCAGACTACTAACTGTCCGGGTTGGGCTATCGACCACACAATACCGCTGGCTAGCGGTGGCTGTGATGCGACCTTGAATTTAACATGGTTACCGGACGAGATTAAGAGTTGCAGTTCTACGACTTGTAAAGACAGGTGGGAGAGAAAATATCATGCGTTTCCCCGCGAAGCTATTACAAAGTAGGTCAGATACTGCTATAGTCTTAACAGAATTTCTTTCAGCACTGGCGATTGTGCCGTAACAACGTATAATCGGCGGTATTCAGTAAGTTAAAGTATACATTCGGGTATGCTATCTAAACATGAGGTGCGATTATGGCTGCCGGGGACATCAAGTGGTTTCAACAAGGTCTTCTCGATCTTGGCAATAAGATTCATAACCTGTCTAGTGACGCCCTGCTGTTGGGTATCGTCACTTCGGCAACTGCGCCTACGATGGCGACTGCTGAACCTCATTGGGGCGGTACAGGTACTACTAACTTCGCAACTACCCAGGTTGGCGTAGGTGGTGGCTATACAGGCCCTATCACCTTGGCCTCGGTTACATGGACTAACGTGGCTGGTGTTATTACACTCCGCGCTACTGACGTTGTGGTGCCACAGAATGCTGCTGGTTTCACCAATGGTGCTTATGCTATCATTTACAACAACACTGACGCTAACAAACGCGCTATCGGCTACATTGAACTCAATGCCGCTGGTACACTGAGCATCGTATCTGGAAGCTTCACCATTGACTTCCAAGGTGCTGGCACTGACGTTCTGCGCCTGACTCCAGCTTAATAGTTAGAAAGGTCGAGCAATGTCTCTACTTGATGAAATCACTGCAGTCTGTACTCCAGAAGAAATCGCTAGTGCAGAGCATGGCATGATAGCTGAGCGTGTTAGTGTAGGGCGTACTCGCCCTAGCACTACACATATCGGTGAAGGCACGATCCTTGAAGTTCTCGGCCTACTGGCTGGAAATGCGTTCTTGGACGTTATCAATACTGTGCCTGACTTCCGTCATGTCAAGAAGATCATCGCTCGTGGCGACTTTGATATGTCTACTGCAGTCTCTCAGGAGGGTGTACAGGCAATGGTACCTGCAGTACTTACCCAAGAACAGGCAGACGCCTTGAAAGCCCTTGGCACTGTACCTGCACCTGTCAGCGTACAGGAAGTAATTGACGCTCTGAAGGTCTAATCATGGCACTCCAATTCGGCACAGCAACCCCAATGACGATTACAGCAGGTAGCCTTGCTTCTGCTGCTAATCGCTCCAGCCAAGCTGTAACTACCAGCACAGTAGCTAACGTTACGCAAGTGCTGTGCGAAGTGTCGGTGCTGACTACAACAGTAGCGCCTACAGGTAACAAGCAAATTGTAGTCTACGGCTATATGTCCATTGACGGTACAAACTATGGCGGCGCAAGCTCCACAGTTGATAACGTAGATGGTACTGACAAAGCGTTGACCGCTATTGGCTCACCTACACAGCTTGTATTCCTTGGAACTATCCAGTTGAATCAAGGTGCCGTAGCAGCTACCATTAAACAAGAGTTTGTGGTCAGCAATGCCTTCGGTTGCATCCCTCCAAAGTGGGGTATCGTCTTGTATAACGATGCAGGAACAGCCCTTGGAGCTACAGTCTCCGTACAGTACCGCGAAGTCTATTACAACTAACCGTCATGACTCTAAGTGCAGCACCGAAGTTTGCGCTGCAACGGACGGTTCGTACCACGCAGCCACAGGGGCCAGTAGGCATTGACTGGAGTAACCCCATTACTAGGGGGTTATGTGACGCCATCTTGCCTACGGTAGGGATAAACCTTGCTAATGGCAAAGATGGTCCTATTGAACCTACCATAGCGACTGCGGCAGGTTTGCAAAGACAAGTTGCAACATACGTTGGTTGCGATGCTTCTGACAAAACTGCACTAACGGCTCTTTGGTTTGGTGTAGTAGCCAATCCCACGCAGTACATGAGCTTAATGTATGGAAATAACGCTCACTCGAATTGGTCGGTTAACCAAGTGTACTCTTCAACTAACATAGAGTATATTTTTAGTGTAAGAACAACATCTAATAGTGCTGTTACAATAGCCAACTGCAATGGTGTAGACTTAACAAAACCTTCTTTGCTAATAGTTGCATGGGACAATAACGGCCCTGCTTTAGCCTATCGAAACAACATTCAACTTACCAATCTTACATCTGCCAATCCTTCTGTAGTTGGTGAGAGCACTTGGCCTTACCTGACAGGCTTTTTGACAAGAGGTGCCTTGCTGGCTAGGTGGAAGCGCAAACTAAGCAGGGCCGAGATTAAATCTATATCTGATAATCCTTGGCAAATATTCAATCCTGACAAACCTCTACCTCCGTTAAGCATAGCTGCTCACGAAGTAGTCACACCACGCAAGTCTTATATGCTTGGCGGTAGTTCTCCTGCGCCGTCTACGGCTGCTATCTTAACTATACCTAGAAGGGTTAGAACCACTCAGCCTCAAGGGGTAGTTTCAGTTGCTAATGGTTGGTGTGCGTATAATGCCGCATCTCAAAGCCTAACAGGATTCGGGCAAACTGTGTCAGTACCTAACACTGCACCTAGAGCCACTATGGGCGGTATTTGCGGAGGTGCTGTAAATGTAAACTTCTCTCCGCTTAAAAGATTGTCAATTGTAGAAGATACCTCATCTACCTTTACATTGGTTGGGTCATTTGTACGACAAGACTCGGGACAGCATACATTTGGATTTTCTAGTGTTAATGGGTATGGGTTTGGGCTTAACCTAATATCTACAACTTACGCTAGTGCTTATGGTACATGGTATGGTGTTCAAACTGTTAACGATATTAATAGTTGGACCAGTTATGGCTCTATAATTAATATAGCAGTATCTGTTCAGTGGGTATCAAAGTCTGTGTACAACTTTTACACTCAAACACTATATGTAAACGGTAAGTATTTTTCTAGTACTATTGGTGCTGGGTATCCAGAAGCATTTACTAAGTTTGCAGCAACAGATACCGTACTGATGGCTGGTATTTGTTCAGGCAGATTATCAGACAAGCAATTATTAAACCTATCGCTTAACCCTTGGCAAATCTTCGCCCCTGACAACACACCTATCTGGGGGCCAGCATGACTACACTAAAGAGAGTTAGGACTACTCAGCCTCAAGGGGCTTGTGCTATTGACTGGAGAAATGACCTGTCTAAAGGGTTAGTGTCCTTCGGAACCGCACTGAACGGTACTCCATATGATTTTGTAGTAAAACAGAGGCTACTAAAGAACAACACTGCTGCTGTAGGTCCCTCTTCTGAGGGCATTGCAGCTATATCGTCAACGGATTTAACAGACCATTGGTATCTAAATTACCCCTATATTGCGTCAAGCACTCCAGCTATTACGCTGTTTGTGTGGGCGTACAGCACTACTACTGTTGATGTGAAACGAGCGCTTAGGCTCTTTGTGCCCGGTAATAGTACAGCAAGTCAGATCACGTTCGGAGACTCTTTTTATTCAAGGGTGTATGCAGACGTAAGTGTGGTGGGAGGTGCTGTAAGCTGTCCGGGCACTATTGGAGCCGTGGTAGCTAATAAACCAACCTTAATAGTGTTCACACAAAGCCTCTCTAGTTATGCGCTATGGGTAGATAGGGCTAGACAAAATTATGGCGCCTCGACAGGAACTAACGTACTTGGAGGTATTACTGGTATAACAATAGCTGGAGGCGGCACTTTTAGTGGTAAGGGCACTAGCCTGAAAGGTGGGGTTATATGCTGGGGAGTATGGACTAGAGCTATTTCGGATACAGAGATTAAATCCCTATCAGATAACCCTTGGCAAATCTTCGCCCCAATATCACAGCCCATATTCGTAGGCACAGTAGCTGAAGTTATCAGCATTACTCGCCCATCCTCAGATGTGTCTACATCTGGATGGACAGGTACACCTGACAATACCAACCTATACACTAACATCAACGAGACAGTAGCTTCTGATACTAGCTATATAACTAGTCCTATTATCTCTGGTGTGCATGAGTGTATAGAAGGCATTTCACCCACACTAGATGCTGGCACTTGGGACATAACCTACCGTGCCAATTTCGTAGGAGCATCTGCCCAAGTTCGTGTATCCCTCTTGGATGCTGCCAATACTCCCCAAGGTGTGAGCGATTGGCAGACAGTTACCTCTACATTTGCCACATATACAGCGGTTGTTGTCACTACAGGTGCGGCAGTTCGCGTTAAAATTGAAGTTCAGTAAAGGACACGATCATGCTACTCTTAACTTCAACCAGCGATGTAGTAACGCTTACGACTACAGCAGCAGTTACTACCCTTGAAGTACACGCCAGCTATATCGACGTTAACGGTACTACGGTGACTCCGGATCGGACCAATACCCGTATCACTACAGCTACGACTACTACGATTGTAGGTAGTCCAGCGGCTGCCACTCAACGTAACGTCAAAGCCTTATACATTACCAACAATAGCGTAGGTACTAACTGTACAGTGTCTGTCAATCACACTGACGGTACAAATGACATTGAGTTGATGGAGTTTGTGCTACTTCCCGGTGAGAACATGGGTTACCGTGAAGATGGTTCTTGGATACACCGAGATAAGCAAGGTGCGGAATACCCTCCCGCTGGACTTGGTGCTTATACCGGAAACTCAATTAGCTTTATGAAGACTGGCACTGCTTCTGATGCGGTAGGTTACTGGTATGGCACATTTAAGGATGGTGGCTTTCCCGGCGCATGGGCGGTTGGTACGCCCGGTGTCAATGGTCGGGTTACTGATGGTACTTCTGTCGCAGATCGTGGATGCCTTCCAATCCCTAATGCTACTACAGGTGGTAACTATCTTACAGAAATTCAACTTGCTTCCTCTGTTAACCATAGCCATTATTTCTATGACGTATTGTGGGTGAACTCAGGTCTGTCTGTTACGAGCACTTCCACTGTGCAGGCAATCTCATCTCCTACACTACCAGCACGAGATTTGAAAGGCACAACCAGTGGGGAAGGTTGTGTTATTGGCCTATACTTTGTTGCTGCGTCAACACTTGCAGCAGTTAATGCTCTATCGCAGGTAACCTACACGAACTCTGATGGTACTACAGGTCGTATAGCTACACTTATAGGTATCGTAGGCTCTCAGGCTCCACAAACCCCGGTTATTGGTACAGTGCTATGGTACAACCTTGCAGCCGGGGATAAAGGTGTACAGAGCATCCAAGGATTCAATATCGGAGCTACATCTTGGCTAACTGGAACAATTAGTTTGTTTATAGCTCGTGACGTTGCTACTATTGGTACAACCATACCTAACGTGACTGCTCAAAAGATTATCGGCAATCCCGGCATTCGCTTATACAATGGCACTTGTATGCATCACTGTGCATTAACTAGTGCCACTACAGCCACATTCTTCAGCGGTGAATTGGTAGTAATGGAGAAATAACCTGTGTCTTACTTAGGCTGGTTTGACGGGGAACTGCGACCAGACGCATGGTGGGACGCAGAGCTACAGAAAGCTGCATGGTTTGACACAGAGGTAGTCAATACCACTGCTGCTGGCGGTGGCACGACCTTGACCTGTGCAGTAGGTAATACTACTGCAGCAGGTGTCAACACACTTGTTTCTCGTACTTTAGTAGCTACTGTTGGTAATAGCCCTGCTACTGGTGTCTCTGCCATCCTGCCTATAAGAGAAGCTACCGCTGTCGGTAATGCTTCTGCTACAGGTGCGTCAGCACTGCTGCCGTTCACCTTGAAAACCACAGTAGGTGAGGCGGCTGCAGTAGCATATCCCTCACTTACACCTGCCAGCCTGATAATCTCTATAGGGCCTGTAGGCGCCACAGGTGTTAATGCTCTAGTATCTACCACACAGCAGACAGTAGCTGGTGAAGCCGCTGCTACAGGTAGCTCAACACTGGTATCTAGTGCTTTGACCACAACAGTAGCTGAAGCTTCAGCTACAGGTGCTACAGCCAATATTGATTATGTAGCTGGCAAGACAGTAAGCATCTCTTTCTTGGAGATTACGGCTGGTGTGATGAACACATTGGTTTGCTCTGTCGGTGACGCCTCTGCTACTGGTATACCAATAACGATAGCTTCATCTTTGACAATAGCCAGTGGGCCGGGCTTGGCCTCTGCTACTGGTGTCAACGGTGTCCTGAAGATTGCCCAACCAGCTACTGTAGCTAATGCCACTGCAACTGGTGTTAACACCTTAGTATCTACCACTCTGCAAACAGCGGTAGGTAATGCCTCTGCCACTGGCGCAGCAGCACTTGAATCGCCTACACTGTACGGCCTGACTGGTAATGCCTCTGCTGTCGGTGCCTCTGCACAGATACACAGAACACAGCAGACAGGTGTAGCTGACGCCACTGCAACTGGTGTTAACACCTTAGTGTCTACCACTCTGCAAACAGCGGTAGGTAATGCCTCTGCCACTGGTGCATCTGCATTTGAGTCGCCAACCTTGTATGGATTGGCTGGTAATGCCTCTGCTGTCGGTGCCTCTGCACAGATTCATAGAACGCAGCAAGGTGTTGTCGGCAATGCTGCCGCCACTGGTGTAAACGCAGTCATAGACATAGCTGGTTCACTGAACATAACCTGCACTGTCGGTAACGCTACTGCTCTAGGTGTTAACACCTTAGTCAATAGAACACAGCAAACAGCGGTAGCTAACGCTTCTGCTACAGGCGCGTCAGCACTTGAATCGCCTTCGCTGTACGGTCTAACTGGTAATGCCTCTGCTGTCGGTGCCTCTGCACAGATTCACAGGACACAGCAGGGTGCTGTTGGTAACACTGCTGCTGTAGGTGTTAACACCTTAGTTAATAGAACACAACAGACAGCGGTAGGTAGCGCTTCTGCTACTGGCGCATCGGCACTTGAATCTGCTACGCTGCATGGCCTTTTCGGTAATGCTTCTGCTATCGGTGCATCGGCACAGATTCACAGGACGCAGCAGGGCGCTGTTGGTAATGCCGCAGCTACAGGTACAACTGCAGCCATATCGGTATTCGGGGTAACAACCATTACCTGTACTGTTGGCACAGCCACAACTACAGGTGTAAATGCTCTAGTACCATACGTACAGAAGGCAACAGTCGGTAATGCTGCTGCAACTGGCATATCCGCAGTTGAGCAGACTATACAGCCTACGGTTACTGGTAACGCCTCTGCTGTCGGTCCATCAGTAAACCTTCCAGCAGCCTTGGCTACTGCAGTTGGTGACGCTTCTGCTACAGGTGCACAGGCTACACTAGCTACTACTCAATCTGCTGCATCAGGTACAGCTAGTGCTACCGGTGTTAATGCTCTGATACCTGCCACACTTTCAAGTGGTCCAGGAGTAGCTACTGCTACAGGTATCAGTGGCGCATTTGTTACTACACAGCCATCTACAGTTGGTAATGCGTCTGCTACTGGTGTAACAGCCAATATAGTTGTAGCTATCAACGTCATCATTACCTGTAACGTAGCTAGTGCCGCTGCTACAGGGGTCAGTGCTGCGGTAAGCCCATCCTTGAAGCCTTCGGTGGGCCTTGCCGATGCCAGTGGCTATCAGGCAATTCTGAGTCTGGTCGGTGGTGCCTCTTCGGGCAACTCTGCCGCTACAGGTACGACTGCAAAGATCAATAGAGCCTTGATTAGCTCTGTCGGTGATGCTGCAGCAGACGGTATACCTGCTTATATAGCCTCTGAAGCACCTGTCACAATTAGTGCTATGAGAGCTAACCTGATCTACGAATTGGCCTTGTTACATGGCCTCGTACCGGGTAACCCCTTGGTGGTTACCCCTACTTCCCGTAGTGCTGGTGCTGTTATGCAGACTATCAGTGGTACATCTACAGTTACGATGACTACCACAGCTAGCGATGTGCTGCACGGTAATGTAGAGGACTGGATCGACGCACTTGCAGCCTTACACGGCTTGACTACACCACTTGTAGTGACCGCCGAAGGCAGAACCGCAGGTACTATCACTCAAGCCTTCGCCGTATCTGGTGATACCACAACGGTGAGCATGGTATGAATCCCTTAGCCCTAGCCGTACAAGGGATTGGCTTTGCTGTAGCCCTTGTAGCTGTACAAGGAATCGGCCCTGACACAGCCAAGGTAGTAACACCAGTTAGTTACAACGTAACTACTACTGACCGTGTTGATCCTCGTAAGTGGGTAAAGATTGACAGGGAAGACCTGCTCAAGGAGTCCGCTACAACGACTATACCTAGTATAGTCGGGAAAGGTAGTGTAGAAACTATCTCAGCCACTGGCTCGGCCTCCGTAGGCATAGAGCCTAGTAGAGGTATAGGTCGTATCTCTAAGGTAGCCGCTGCTGGACAAGCATCCATCAGTTTGTCAGTACCTAGGACGAAATCTAGCTTCGGGCAAATATCTGCGATGGGACAGCATGATATAGAGGATCATGAAATACTTGCCATACTTTTGACACTCTTAGAGTCCTGATATTTGGTATAGTCGTGCGAACAGGAAACCACACACATGACTACAAATCTCTGGCTCTGGCTCGGAAGCCAACAATCTTTTGAAGCCGTAGAGCAAGCCCGTATCAATGCCTTTAGCAAGTACGGTGACAGGACAGAGGAAGCTCCCGGCCCTGTACTCTTGAATGTACAGAGTGGTGTAGGTATCATTGATATTAAGGGTAGCCTTGTCAATGGCAATGCTGGTTGGATGAGTTATTTTGGTGTGACAGGTTATGGAGATGTTCGGGATGCACTTGTAGCTGCTATTCAGAACCCAGAAGTCTCGTCTATTCTCTTGAATATTGATTCCGGTGGTGGTGCTGTTGCTGGTGTCCATGAGACTGCCCAACTAATCAGCCGTGTTAACAAGATCAAACCAGTTGTTTCTTACAACGGTGGTACAGAGGCATCTGCTGCTCTCTGGCTAGGTTCTTCTGCTCGTACAGCCTATGTAGCTGAGACTGCTATCACAGGTAGTCTTGGTATCATTATGGTCCATGCCGAGCGTTCTAAACAACTAGCCCAAGACGGTGTGAAGGTTACGGTTATTCGGGCCGGTAGCGAGAAGGCTCTTGCTAATCCCTATGAGCCGCTGACAGATAACGCCAAGGCAGGACTTGAAGAACGTGCCCAAGCTATGTACGACATATTCCTTGGTCATGTGGCTGCTCAACGTGGTATGACCAATACAGCAGCCGATACCAAGTTCGGTCAGGGCCGTGAATTTGTAGGTAAGGCTGCTGTAGATGTTGGGCTTGCAGACGCTGTAGGTTCCTTGGAAGATGCATTTACCAAGGCCTCTTCACTAGGCAACAAGATTGCTAGCAAGTCCAAAGTATCTACGAATCGTCCAGTTACCGTACTAAAAGCCTCTGACTCTTCATCTTTGTCGGCCAGTCTGCCACAAGTCTTAGGTACAGGACTAGAGGCTGTGGCTTCTATGGTAGATAATGTCGCATCTACCGAAGGAACCTCCATGCCAAAACCCTTGACCCAAGAACAACTGATCGCTATGTCGGCAGGTGTTACTCTTGACGCTGCTGTGTCTGAGACAGTCACTGCAGATGCTGTCACTGAGACTGCCAATGAAGGTGCTACCGATACTTCTACTGAAGCTTCTACTGAAGCCAAGCCAGAAGCTGCTGCACCCTCTGACCTAGTTAGCTACCTGCAAGCCCAAGTGCAGACCCTGCAAGCAGAGGCCATTGAATTTCGCATGGCAGCAAAATCTGCTCAGGACTCCTTGACAGCTTCTCAAGCTAACCTTGAAGCTCTGACCAACATTGCTCGTGCCAGCATCAAGTCCATGACAGTCGCTCTCGGTGGTAAGGCCGAAGCAGTCGAAGTTATGTCTACTGCTGACGTAGTAACTGAACACGCACGTATCGTGCCTCTGTTCAAAGACAAATTCAAAGTGGGGGCGGTTGCGGCGACCAACACTCTTGAGGATGCTCCTGTTGTGAAAGCAACGGTAAATCCACTCTTTGCTTACGCCGCAAAATCTCTGTCTAACTAACCTACTTTAAGGAACCATTATTATGGCACGCGATCACTTTATTGCTCCTACCGCCCCTTCTGATGATGCAGTCGCTGTACGTCTGGGTGCTGGCTCTGGTGCTGCTAACAACCTGACTACTGCTGAAGTAGGCAAGTTTGTCAAGCTGGCTGGCGAATCTCGCTACAACCTCTGCGCTGTCGGTAACGAAATTGAAGCCGTTATCTTCGCAGTTGAACTTGCTCCACAAAACGGTTTCACCATCGGTTCTGTGTTGGAAGAAGGCATCCTGAACGTGACCTTCGACGGTCTGCAAGCTACCCCCGGTACTGGTGCAGTGGCTATCGGTGACTATGTTGTGACAGGTACTCCTGTTGCTAAGGACACCGCGCTGACTGGCTATCCAAAGGTCTGCAAAGCAACCGCTGTCGGTACTGCTATCATCTTCAAATGGCGTGTCGTTAGCTTGGGTACTGCTGGTACTGGTGCCGTTGGTACTACTGGCGTTATCGAGTTCGTGGGCTAAGCCTTAATTATTAACAAGTTAACTAGGAGTTAAAAACATGACTTTCGCCTACATCGATAAGAACGGTGCACAACAGCAAGTTGAAGTCTCTGCTGAAGAACTGTTCGCTGGTTCCCTCAAGGCCAATCTGACCCCTGCGGCCTACATCAACCAGAAGTTTGCTGACGCTGACCTGAAAATTGGTCCTGCTTTCCGTCAAATGCAAGCTGGCCTTGGTATCTGCTCCCCCGGTGCAGACAATCCTTTCGGTCTGCGCTCTGCGTCTATGGCTAGCCTCTTGGATGGTACTGGTGGTTTCGGTGCTAACACACAGCAAAACACCACACCTTTCGGTACTGCTTCCCGCGCCTTCACGATCATCTCTGTGATCGATGCCATTGAATCGGCTATGGCTAAGGACCGTACTACTGATGCTGACAACTTCTACAGCATGGTTGGCTCTCGCTTGGCCTTGAATACCGAGCATTTTGAGCAGCCTGTGGTGGATTACGGCACAGTCGGTGGACCTGAGCAAGCCAAGGCACAGCGCGTTGCACAAGGCGCTAACCCTCCAAAGATGGCGTTCTTCAAGACCGCTGATCGTATCCGTCGCATCGGCTCTTGGACGGTTGGTATGGAGTGGACTCAACAAGCCCTCCGTGCTACGACTCTGGATTTCGTGACCATGACTATGGCTCGTTATCTGCAAGTTGAGCGTGACGAACGTGCTTATCGCTACATCAGCGATCTGTTCAACGGTAACGGTGACTTGGTGGTTGGTGCAGTTTCTGCCGTGACCAGCACAACCTTGAATGGTGCTGCTACTGCTGGTGTGATGACCCACAAGGCTTGGGTGAAGTTCTTGGCACGTAATCGTAAGTATCGCAAGATCACTCATGCTATCTGTGACATTGACACCTACCTCAAGGTCGAGTCCCGCACTGGTCGTCCCGGTTCTAACAACTATGATCCAACTTTGAGCCGCATTGACCCACAACTGGTTTCTCCTAACCAGACCTTCGGTGGTGATGTGAAGTGGATCATCGTTGAAGCTGCTATCGATGGCGGTCCAGTTCCTGCAAACACCGTGTACGGTGTGGATGCAAGTTCTGCTATCACCTTGGTTAGTAACAGCAACGCCGCCTACAGCGCAGTTGAGCAGTTCGCTCTGAAGCGTACTGAAGCCATGCGTATGGACTGGTCTGAAGAAGTCTTCCGTACTTTCGGTGACTCAGACCTGAAGGCCTTCGACGTTCTGACTATTGACTAATAGTGTCTAGTGGCAGGCTAATAACCTGCCACCTCCACCACCATGACACAAATGTTAATTGTTGACGAGAAAGCGCCTGACTTTTATGTGAACAACGGCAGCTTCCCATTTGTAGACCCCTCTACAGGTGTGCGGTTTGAGCCTGAAGTTCAAGTAAAGGTTAAGCAGTCTGATTGGATGAAGGGTCAGCCCTGCATCCAAAAAGTAGAAAAGCCTTCTAAGTAATCGAAGCCCTCTTCGGAGGGCTTTGCTAATAGATAGCTATTAGCAAAGCTCTTATTACCATGCCATTAACAGACTACACCACTACCGACGAGATTCGTGCAGCACTTGGTGTGTCTACCACAGAGCTACCGGACTCCATACTGCTACAGCCGCAGTACCTAACATTAGCCACCATCGAAATGGAAGAGGTTAATGCGGGGATTCCTGCACTCTACACCACAGTTTCAGCCATACCAGAGGGCACCCGCACATCTGTGCAGCAGCGGTTCTACTCGCTCTCAAGATTGTTCGTAACCTACGCAATAGCACGTAACCTCCTGACTTCACTCCCTCTGTTCTCAGTGCAGCGGTTGACCGATGGTAGGGCTGAATTTCAACGACAGGCAGACGTATTTGAAGACGTACGCCTTGGTGTGAATGGTATGTTCAATAGCTTGCGCTTGAAGCTGTCTATTGCTAACAAGCTGCTCACTCCTGCTGATAGTCTGTATTCTACTACAGCCTTCTCGTATACAGTGTCTACCGGGCTGGGCCTAGACCCTGTTACAAATGCCTAGTCTATAGGTAGACCCAAGCTACGCTAGTTTGTACCCACTCAAATAATTCTTAAGGTGCTACCGTGGTAGACATATATAGTGTTGCTAAGCACTTCGATGACATACCCGCTACCGATGGGTACACTGGTGCGACTCTGTTCAAGGTTCAGACTAGCACATTTCTAGGTGCTAGTCCTGATGGTTCAGTCTCTGAGAAGCGTGTCTTCTCTATGGCCCCTAACCTGACCATCGGTGGACGTAAGGTTGTTGTAGCTCTCGGTGAAATGTACTTGATAGGTACTGCCATTATGGATGGTATCTACGGACAGACTATCCGTAAGTCCTGTTGGGCGAAGATGGTCACCGACTCCCTTGAAATACTCACACCGGGACAGGCCTGTTTAGGTACTGCTGGCACTACGGCTTATAGTCGTAAGAGCTATCTCAAGGATACTGTCAACGGTGCAACCGACTCTGAGTATGATCCTTTCTGGGAAGTATTCTTTACTACTGCTGAAACTCTATCTAAAGGTAGCTTTTTTCGATCTGGTACTACGTTCTACCGTGCACGATCTGTTCACCTTGACGAAGCGGGCTTCCAGAACGCCGCTAGCGACGAGTTAGATGCAGGGTCAAGGGTAAGTGTCACCTTTTCGCAAACGGGCGCTTACGACCCGATAAACGATTCCTACGCTGCCGGGAGCGTCACTACTAACGGTTTCTTAGTTGACAGGTATAAGATTTACGACCTGCTATCGTCTGCTGATAAGCTCAACCATGCGGGTGACATGACTTGCGTGGTAGCTATCAGTGCTGTCACTCCGGTAGTAGGTCGTAATATCACTATCGGCAGTCAGTCGTGGCAAATACTTAATATCACCTCCGAGCAAGACGCTTGGGAACTCCATGTACGGAGGGTGTGATGATAAGGGTACAAGGACTTGAAAACTTCAGAGCTTCCATATTGGGAGCCAAGGCCAAGCATGAGAAAAGGGTTAACGCTGCTTACAGAGAGCTAGTGGCTGACGTGCTTACAGAGTTGGCCTTGAATACTCCACAGTGGTCTGGAGATTTAGCTGCCTCTTGGAGAGTTAAAGCCGAGGGTAGCTACAGTAGGTCAGTAAGAACTGCTGGCTACTATGGGCAGACTCCTTTTAAGAAGAATCCATACGAGTTTCCTGCACCTTATCGTAAGGGCTCTATGCCAGCCGTAGACTATGCTTTGGCTAGAAGCGCCGAAGTCATAAATAGCATTAGGTACAATTCAAGGGTTAGTATCTATAACGACAACCCTACTGTGGACGAGATAAGCGAACAAACCTTGAGGCCTAGTAACTTCATACCTGGGGATATAATGGCTATCGAATATGTCCATAGAAAATTTAGAGCAGAAGGGTTGGGTGTATGGGGCTAGAACTAGCACGTCAGGCAATAGCTACTGCAGTAGAGGCTGCTAAGGTCGGTTCGCCTACGACCCCACTTATCATAGAGTACGATAACCGAATTATCGTAGATACTCAGACACAGACCAAGCCATTCCTCTGTGTCAATATGGTGCTTATGGACGGTAGGCAAGCAGACCTGAATGCCAAACCTATACATCGATTCGATGGACAGATACATATAGCAGCCGCTGTTAAAGAAGGGGCAGGCTCGGCAGATGCCTTGAAATTGCTGGATCACTTCTATCCACAGCTTCATCAGAGAGCATTAGGCATACTGAGAACGCACATGGCAAAGGCCGCACCTATGAAGCCCCACCTTGGGTGGTGCTACTACCCTATGCTTATACCCTTCTGGTTTGACAAAACTTACTAAGTCTTAGATAACCACTTACCAGAATGACACGAGTATTCAGCATCAGTAACTACTGAGCACAGATACAGAGTATTATCCCTCAACTTTTTGGAGAAATCACCATGCCAGCATTAGCATCCAGTTCCCTTGTACAAGTCAGCTATATCCCCGAAGTCACCTTCGGCGTTATCCCCGGCGCAGGCAACCCCAAGAACCTCCGCATTACGGGTGAGTCCTTGTCCTTTGATGTGACCAAGGAATCGTCTAAGGAAATCAATAGCACCCGTACCGTATCCTCGGTTACACCTACTACTGCCAACGCTAGCGGCGGTGTTAATGGTGAAATGTCCTACCAAGAGTGGGATACACTGATGGCTGCTACCTTGCAGTCCACTTGGACCGTATTTGGTACTAACGGCGTTTCTGGCGCTGCTTCTAGCATCGCTTATGCAGCTACTACCTTGACAGCTTCGGTGGCTACTGCTGGTAACGACTCTTGGGCTAACCTGCAAAAGGGCCAATGGTTCCGTGTGGTTCACGCCGCTAACCTTAATGATGGTAAGTTGTTCCGTGTGTCTAGCTCTGTAGCACCTACAACTACTGTCATCACCTTGGATGCTGGTACTCCCGCTTCTGTTGTTGGTAGTGCCGCTGGTGGTTTCATCCAGACCCGCCGTCTGACTCACGGTACTACCCAGACTAGCTATACCATCCAGCGTCAGAACGTGGATATTACACAGTTCTTGGCCTACACTGGTATGACTCCTAGCAAGATGACCATTCAGGTCCAGTCTGCTAGCATCTCGTCTATCAGCTTCGACTTCATGGGCAAGTCTGCTAGCCGCGCTGCAACTACTCAAATGCCCGGCGCTCCTGTTAGCTCCTACGCCTTTGAGATTCAGTCCGGTGTGTCTGGTGCTTCTTGCGCGATCTGGGAAGGTGGCGCTCCTATCACTGGCACCTTTGTGAAGTCTGTGCAGTTGACCTATGACAACGCTCTGCGTAGTCAAGAAGCCATCTGTACTCTGGGCGCTGTCGGTATCGGTTCTGGTACTATCAACCTGACTGGTACTCTGTCGGTCTACTTTGCTGATGGCACCTTGTTTGACAAGTTCAAGGCCAACACCAACTCTAGCATCTCCTTCTCCAGCATCGACACCGCTGGTAACGGTTATGTGTTCACCCTGCCAGTGATCAACATCACTAGCTGGAAGGTATCTGCTGGTTCTAAGGACCAAGACATGATGATTGATATTAACTTTACTGCTCTGCGTGACGCTGCTAACGTGACACCTGCTCTGCAGAAAGCTATCTTCATCGACTCTGTCGGTGTAGCTACTACCTAATCTATTTGGCTAGATACACTATCTCCCGGTTGGTTGGTGGTGTGATTAACCCGGTGAGCGAAAGTTCACCGGGTTTTTCTATTTTCTGATGTAGAATCTTGGTTCCACCAACCAACTAGGATAACCCTATGAGCAATGCTATCGACTTTTTCAACACCTTTGCCACAGACTCTACCAAGGAGTCCAAAGGAACTGAAACCACAATGCCCGGCTGCGGAGACACTAAGTTCATAGTAGCCCGAGCAGGCAATCCAGAATATAACCGTCTGCTCTCTTCTCTGTATAAGCGTAACCGCGCTGTACTGGATAGTAAGGGCGAAGCAGCTAATGCTAAATCTGATGAAATCTTGGCAGAAGTCTATGCCAAAACCATTCTGTTGGGCTGGTCTGGTACACTCTTGATTAAAGGTGTAGCTACTCCCTATAGCGAACAAGCTGCCAAGGGCTTGCTATTGCTCAAGGACTTCCGCGCCGTAGTTGAAGGAGTTGCATCAGATATGAACACCTTCAAAGCTGTACAAGACGATGAAGATGTAAAAAACTAACAGCCTATCTCACTTGGACTATTAAGTGGGGAGGGGAACTAAAGACCCTCCTTGAGATGCAAGAAGAGACAGGCATCACACCTAAAGCCCTTGTAGATAGGCCAGCCTTAGACCAGCGTTGGCATTATGCTAAGTCTGTCTTTGATGACTTAGCAGGTAGTAGGAACTACACAGCAGGTGGGCCAGCTAACATACCTTATACAGTATATAGTATGTATGCCAATGATAGAGGCTTCTCACAGTCGGACCTGATAGATGTGTGGGAAGACTTATCACTTATTGACAGCATTTGGCTGGCTCAAGTAATAGAAAAGCAAAACGCACAACGAAAGAGCACCTGATGGTGCTCTTCTTATTTGTAGGTTCAGGTAAAATGCTGTAAGCATTTTTTGGAGTGAACAGTCATGTCAGATAACATTGGTCTTCAAATTGATCCTCCGAAGGGTGTTAAGGAGACTATTACCAGCCTGCAAGAACTGATTACCAGTGTAGAGGGCTTTGAGAAAAAACTCAATGCCCGAACCTTCAACAGTAAAACCGCTATTGAAGAAGCTCTAGGGAAGATGCCTGGCACTTTTGGAGGTGTAGCTACAGCTCTTAAGACTGCTATGGAGTCTTTGACTTCTATACTGAACAAAAAAGGTGGAGAGTCTGTAGATATAGTTCGATCTGTCAATAAGGCTATACAACAGGCTTTTGAGCAAAGGCTTGCTTCAGTCGGCACTATGACCGACAAGGAGATTGCAAGCTGGCGTAAGTATGGTGTGACCATCAATGGTCTGCAAAAAGCTCAACTAGCAGATAGTAAAGCAGTTGCTGCTGCTATAGCTGCAGAGACTGCGCTACTCGCCAGTACGTTGGCAGCTAGAGAAAAAGTGCTCTCTAAACTAGGTGAGCTTGCAATACCTGATACAGGGCTAAGGCTTATGGCAGGTAGGGTGTCAAGAGATGGTGCCGAAGTTCTTGCCGCTATGAATGCTTTTTATACAAAGCTAGAAGCCACTGAGGCTCGCAAGAATGCTATACGGGCGAAGTTATCAGCTTTTAGCGCTGTCCCTACAGAGTCTTCTGCTAGTGTTCTGAAAAGGATGCGGGATTACTACAGCGCCCAAGAAGAGCCTAAAGGTACTTTCTATAAGTCACAGCTAACACCTAGTACTTCTAAAGGTACATTTGGACTACCTACTGGTGATATGGGCGGTGTTGATCCAATACACCCTAAAGCTGTCGGAAATACAAATGGCTTGACCACTGCACTTGGACACCTAGGTGCACAACTGACTGACGTACATAGTTTAGCTCGTGGTCTAGCTTCTGGCTTCAATCTTTTGTGGTTGACATGGGGATCTATGACACCGATACTGGCAGGTGCTGCCATATCTATGAGCTTTACTAACGCCATCAAACAGGGTCGGTCAGTTGCAGAAAACATGGCAGATATTCAGCACTTAGCTGGAGCGACTTCAGAAGATATAGCTACTATGACAGTAGCCATGCGGCAGTTTGCAGAGGCAGGGGCTTACGGGCCAGTAGAGACTGCTAAGGCTTTACAGATTCTTTCACTTGCTGGCCTGAATACGAGAGACTCACTACTGGCTCTGAAGCCAGCCTTAGATTTCGCTGTTACAGGTGGCATGGACATAGAGAAGTCTGCTGAGTCCTTGATTGCTATTTCTACAGCTTATGGCTATAGCGCTACAGGTATATCCACAGTAGCAGATATTGTCTCTAAGACTGCTGCAATGTCTATGGCCTCGGTATCAGGCATGACCGAATCTTTCAGAGTAGCCTCTGCTGTTGCTCAACAGTTTGGTGTGACACTTGAAGATTCTGCGCTTAATCTAGCTTTCCTTAGTCAGATCGGTGTGAAGGGTACAGCAGCCGGTACTGCTATGACCAACTTCTACGCCCAACTGCTTAGCGGTACAGGGCCAGCAAAGAAAGCTCTGAAAGAGCTTGGTGTGGAAGGCATGGACGCAGTTACTAATAGTGCCAAACCTATGATAACGATTATAGGTGAGTTGGATATTGCCCTGCGTAAAAAGACTGTTAGTGCTCAACAGGACTATATTCAAGCTATCACTAGCAATCGTGGTAGTAAAGACCTTGGCGCAGCTTTGACAGCTTATAGAACTAAAGTAGAAGAACTTGATCCAGCCATACAGAAGTCGATAGCAACTTTGCGTAGACAAGGTAACGAGCAAGCGGCTGCAAGACTGGAGATGGAGCAAAGCATCACAGTTTTCAAGAAGTACCAAGATAGCCTTAAAGATGCTGCAGGTTTCTCAGCTATAGCCGCTGCAGGTAAGTCCTATACCCCTGATAAGTTGGTAGCAGGTATGGGTGCATCCTTGAGCAGTGCGTTAGTAGATGCTTTCAAAGGCTCTGAAGATGCCTTGACCACCGTGGCTGTGGCTATTAAACGAGCCTTCAATAGTGGTGAATTTAAGTCCACTATTGCTGCTATGGTAGCTGGTGTAACCTCTTTTGTAGAAGCCTTAGAGAAAGGCTTTGAATGGTTACTTAAACATAAAGATGCCATTGGTGCTGTCATAACTGAAGTGGCTAAATTGGCTGTATCCATTGCAGCAGGTGTAGCTGCTGTTGCTGCATGGGGAGCAGCAGTAGCTGTGTTTGAAGGGGTCACTACGGTAGTGGCACTTATGGCAGGAGGTTTTGGATTCCTTGAGGCTTCCATATTAGCAGCCAATCTAGCTTTCATAGCTACGCCAGCAGGCTTAGTTGCTACAGGTATTGCTTTGGCTGCAGGTGCTGCCGCTTATCTGATGATGCGGGATAGCTCCACAGAGGCCGAGAAAGCTGCCAGAAAGTTCTCTGAAACTGAGGCAGCTAGTGCTAAAGCTAATGCAGCCCGTAGCTCTATGTTCATGGAGTCCCTTACCAAGACTATCCAGAACTACAGAGACATGGCAGAGGCTCGGCAGAAAAACGTAACCCTGCAAGAAGTACAAGCTGCTAAGGAAGCAGAGTTAGTGCATCTGGCTATTGATAGAGAGGCTGAGGCAGCTAGGGCTGTAGTAAATGCTGAGAAGATAAAGACCCAAGCAAGGCTAACCACCTTGGAAGGCTACGGTGCTGCTGATGGCATCGAGGGGGACAACTTGCGGAAAGCTATGTCCAGCTATGCCCAGCAAGAGCAGGACATAATGCGTGTTACAGCCTCTAGGCACTCAGCCACTAATCAGGCTATAGCTGAAGTAAAGCGTTTAGCTGCTATTGAGGCAGAGTATGAGAAGCAAAAAGCCGCCAAGAACCGTCTAGGTACTGGTACAGAGGGCAGGGATGCTCCTGCAGGTAGAGGCGCAGGCAAGGCCAAATCAGAGCTTGATAGTCTCATTGCTTCTATAGAGAAGTTCAATAGCGTTTCAGATGCTATGGCAGAGTCTAGCAAGAAGGCCACAGAAGCTCAGACATTTGAGGCAGGTAGCATGGCTACTTTGCATAAGATAACTAATCACTATACAGGTAGCAAGGCTAAGCTTATAGAGGTGGAAAATAGCATAGCCGCAGCAGCAGAGCGCCGTAAAGCTATAGAGTCAACAAACGCCGGGGCCGGGTACATAACAGCTTTGCAAAACCTAAACGGTGAGCTTGATAAGCAGGTAGAGGCTCACTCTAAGCTAACTGCGGCTGAGAAGTTGGAAGAGTCCAGCAAGAAGGGACTACAAGACGGTACTATCGCTTTGACCTATTGGGAGAAGGTGTACGCGGAAGCTTTAATGGCTAGGGCCAAGGCCTTAGAGAAGTTGAGAAGCTTGGAAGCTCAGGCTGCTAAGGCTGCTGGAGAATTGAAGACAGCAACTGGTGAAGCTAAAGTGTACATGGATACCCTTAAACAACAGTTGAAAGCTGAGACTGAGCTAGAAGCGGCTAGGGATGCAGCTATGCAAAGGGGTCCACAGTTCGTTGCTAGGCTGGAAGCAGAAACCGCTGCTAGGTCTAAGAGTGCTGGAAGCATCGTCAAATTGACTGAAAAGATAGACGCGCTGAAGGCCAAAGAAAAAGAGCTAAAGGCCAATAAAGGTGTACTGAGTCCTGAAGAACTGCAAATCCTCAAAGAAGCAGAGGATGAACTTAGCCTCATGGTTACAGATATAGAGGCCATAGTTAAAAGAGCAGGCAACCTAGCCGAACAGAAATGGATAACCATAGATCGTGACCGTATAGCGGGTGACCTTGCTGGTGCTGTAATGACAGGGCTTACAGAAGGTGGACAAGAGGGAGCCAGATCCCTACGCGATGTATTAGTCAAGGAGTTTATTACTAACCCTATTCAGGTTTGGATAAAAGCTACTATTAGCGAAATCATCGGCGGTACAGGCGCAGGAAACGGCCTTAAAAACGCAGATGGGGGATCGCTAACAGGTGTGCCTGCAATGGATTCCATACTTGGTGCTGCCAGTAAGATGGCTAATACCTACCTAGGTGGTACACTTGGAGACATGGCTAGATCTAGTGCAGGTACGGCACTTGGGCTAAATACTGTTAATCCGATGCGCTATAGCGCTGCAGCCGATGGTATGGTATCCAAATAGGTCGAGCATTGACCCAAACAGTTTAGGGATAATTAACCAGCTACAGGTGGATGCGTGCGTCGCCGCAATCGACGCGGCCATGAAGGAGGAAACCAAATGAACTATCTCAATCTTACTCCAAAACAATTCTGCGACGCAACTGACGCCTGCCAAGAAGGGCGAGAATTTGCAGAGAAATATAGCACGATGGCAGAAGTCTGGGATGCGTGCCCGAGAGCTGATTGGATGCTCTGGATTTTAATTGCAATCGACGCTCCGATCAATGACAAGACCGAG